GCGGCTGGCGGGAGCATCGAGGCCGGCGATGGCATCGCGGCTGGCGGGAGCATCGAGGCCGGCTTTGGCATCGCGGCTGGAGGGAGCATCAAGGCCGGCGAGGTCATCAAGGCCGGAGAGGGCATCAAGGCCGGCGAGATCATCAAGGCCGGAGAGGGCATCAAGGCCGGCGAGATCATCGCGGCTGGCGGGAGCATCGAGGCCGGCTTTGGCATCGCGGCTGGAGGGAGCATCAAGGCCGGCGAGGGCATCGAGGCTGGCTGGGGCGTCGCGGCTGGCGGGAGCATCGAGGCCGGATGGGGCATCACGGCTGGCGGGAGCGTCGCGGCTGGAGAGGGCTGGGCCTGCTTCGCGGGCCTTCGCATCCGCGTCGCCAACTGGCCGTCGCAAGCCAAGGTGACAGCGAAGACCAAGCCGAAGAACCTGCACGGCGGCTGCTGGATCAAGCCGCCCGCCGAAGCCGAAGCGCAGCAGCGGGAGAAGCCATGAGCAGCCTCAACAAGGTGATTCTGATCGCGCGCCTCGGCCGTGATCCCGAGATCCGATACCTGCCGGCCGGAACATCCGTGGCGAACCTCTCGGCCGCCACCTCGCGCAACTGGAAGGACAAGCAGAGCGGCGAGAAAGTCGAAGAGACCGAATGGCACCGCCTAGTGGCCTACGACCGCCTCGCCGAAATCATGGGCGAGTACCTCAAGAAGGGCTCACTCGCCTACTTCGAGGGCCGCCTGAAAACGCGCAAGTGGCAGGACAAGGACGGCACCGACAAGTACACGACCGAGATCGTCGTCGAGCAGATGCAGATGCTCGGCGGGCGCGAGGGCCAGGGCGACGGTGGTGGCGCCCAGCCGCAGCAACAGCGCCGCGCGCCCTCACCCGCGCCGGCGCCTGCGCAAAACGCCTACGCGGCGGCCAAGACCGGCCGGGCGCCACCGCCGAAGACCGGCACCGGCTTCGACGACATGGACGACGACGTACCCTTCTAGATTGGAGAAACACATGATCCGCAAGCAAGCAGTGAAACCCAAGCGTCTGGCCGCCTACGAGAAGGCCATTCTCTCTTCCATGCAGTTCGAGCTGAGCGGCACCAGCGTCAAGCCGATCAAGCTCGAAATCTGACGACTAGCGATGCTGTTCCGCACCTTTGTTCTCCGCGACGAGCCCAACGCTCGCCATCTCTGGGCTTTTCTGAAGTCCAACTGGCGCGCGCTGGCCGGCACCGGCCGCCCGCTGTCAGTGACGGTGGCCGAGCACAAGTCGAAGCGGACGCTGGAGCAGAACAAGCGCTACTGGGCGATCTTGAACGAGATCGCTGAGCTGGCCTGGGTGAACGGCAAGCAGTACAGCGCCGACGCATGGCACGAATACTTCAAGGGCCTGTTCATCGGCTACGAGGAAACGCCGGACGGCCGCCGTGCCGGCATCTCGACAACGACGCTCAGCGTGGCCGAGTTCTCCGACTACATGACCCGCATCGAGCAACACGCCGCCGACGAACTCGGCCTACCAAATACCTGACCCCAAAGGACGACACCACTATGAGTTACGCGCAGTTCTTGGACCGCAAAACCCAACTAGACGGCAATCACGGATTTGCCCCGGTGAGTATGCCGTCGTGGTTGTTTGACTTTCAGGCCGATCTGGTGGAGTGGGCTTTGCTCAAGGGCCGGGCGGCAGTATTCGCCGACTGCGGACTAGGTAAGACCGCCATTGAACTGGTATGGGCTGACAACGTGGTGCAGCGCACTGGCGGGCGCGTGCTGCTGCTGACCCCGCTGGCCGTGACGCACCAGATTGCCAAGGACGCGGAGAAGTTCGGCATTGAGGCCAAGGTGTCGCGCAACGGCGTGCCACACGCTGGCATCACGATTACGAACTACGAGAAGTTGCACCTATTCGACGCGACGCAGTTTGTCGGAGTGGCGTGCGACGAGAGCAGCATTCTCAAGAGCTACAGCGGCGCAACGCGCGGCGCTATCACGGCCTTTGCTCGCAAGCTGCCCTATCGCCTGCTGGCGACGGCCACGGCCGCGCCAAATGACTTCACGGAGTTGGGCACCTCAAGCGAAGCCCTGGGCTACCTTGGCCACATGGACATGCTCAATCGTTTTTTCAAGAACGACATGAACAACAGCGCCCAGGGACGCATCGGTGGCGAGGTCATCAAGTGGCGCCTGAAGGGACACGCCGAATTGCCATTCTGGCGCTGGGTATGCTCCTGGGCGCGTGCTATGCGCCGACCGTCTGACCTCGGGTTTGACGATGCGCGTTTCGTGCTGCCTGAACTGCGCGAGGTTGAGCATGTTGTCGAAGCTGAGACTGTGGCGGACGGTTTTCTTTTCGCGCTGCCCGCCGTTGGCCTGGATGAGCAGCGCGAGGAACGGCGCCGCACGTTGAAGGAGCGATGCGCGCGGGTGGCCGCTCTTGTGAACCCGACAGGCCAGCCGGCGCTTGTGTGGTGCCACCTGAACGACGAAGGCGACCAGCTAGAGGACTTGATCCCCGACGCAATACAGGTCAGCGGCGCCGACACCGACGACAAGAAGGAAGGCAAGCTGCTGGACTTTGCCGAGGGCCGCGCCCGCGTGCTGATTACCAAGCCGAAGATCGGCGCGTGGGGACTGAACTATCAGCACTGCAACCATATCACGTTCTTTCCATCGCACTCGTTCGAGCAGTATTACCAAGGCGTGCGGCGGTGCTGGCGCTTCGGACAGCAGCGCCCGGTGACGGTTGACATAGTGACCACAGAAGGCGAGCGCGGCGTGCTGCGCAACCTGCAACGCAAGGCCGAGCAGGCCGACAAGATGTTCTCTAACCTCGTGGCCGAGATGAATGCCGCCCAGGCAATCGACCGCGCTTCCGCTTTCACCAAGACTCAGGAGATACCGCAATGGCTGTGCATGACCAACTGATTACCGACAAGTTCGCCCTGTATCACGGGGACTGCGTAGAGGTCATGCAAGGCATGCCCGACGCCTGCGTTCACCTCTCTGTCTACTCGCCGCCGTTCGGCGGGCTGTATCACTACAGCAGCAGCGAGCGCGACCTGTCGAACTGCGACGACTACGACACGTTCTTTGATCAGTACGCATTCTGCGTGCGCGAACTGAACCGCATCACTATGCCAGGCCGCGTGACCGCCGTTCACTGTATGGATGTGCCACGCAGCAACAGCGGAACCGACAGCTACATCGACTTTCCCGGCGACATCATCCGGCTGCACGAGCGCGAGGGCTGGCTTTTCGCCGGGCGTCGCATGATCTGGAAAGAGCCGCTTGCGGTGCGGCTGCGCACCATGCAGAAGAACCTAGCGCATCAGTCGCTTGTCGAGGATTCGATCGACTGCGGCGTGGCGGCTGGCGACCAGTTGCTGACATTTCGCAAGCGTGGCGCAAACCCGGTGCCGGTGGCGCACCCGGTGGGCATGCTTGACTATGCAGGCGACCGCACCCCGCCTGGCGATGTGATGCGCTATCGCGGGTGGAAAGGCAAGCAAACCGAAAACCGTTTTTCGCATTGGATCTGGCGGCAGTACGCGGATTGCATGTGGGATGACATTCGCATCGAGCACGTTTTGCCATTCCGAGAGGCGCGCGACGGCGAAGACGAGAAGCACGTTCACCCGTTGCAGCTTGATGTGATCGACCGATGCGTGCAGCTTTTCAGCAATCCAGGCGAAACCGTGTTCACGCCATTCATGGGCGTCGGGTCCGAGGTCTATAGCCCGGTACTGCTGGGCCGGCGTGGCGTGGGCGTGGAGCTGAAGGCCAGCTACTACCGGCAGGCGTGCAAGAACGTCGGCGCTGCTGCGGCTGGCGTGAAGATCGGGGCAGAGACTGACGATCTACTACTGGACGCGGAAGCCGAGGCGCGTATTGACGCCTAACGCAAATCTAACCGGCTTGCGCCGAGTGAGGAGCTGAAATGACCACAGAACCTGCCGGCGCAAGTCCGGTTGAGTGCCGGCGGGTTAGGCCGATGAAGCCAAGCCAAGCTGCCATTGATTGGGCCGCGAAGATGCGATTCAGCGCGCTTGCGAGCAACGAAACAATCATAGAGTCCTACGAAGCGCACAAGAGATTGTTGGTGAAGATCGCGGCGCGGAAGAAGCTGCCTAACGCAGAGTTGAGCCGCCGTACTCGGTCGGATCGAATTGCGTGTTAGCCGGCTCTTTCCGAAGCGAGAAAAACACTTGATCCACTACCACGGACTACCGATAACGCCAGCGACGGCCGCAAACAAAGCGGTTGAGGCCGGGCACGCCTTCGTGAGCTACGCGCACGCCGACCAACTGTGTGTTGCGGTTGATGTGTGCCAGAGCTTCGCCGTGGACAACGGCGCCTTCAGCGCCTGGAAGAAGGGCGAGCCCGTGCAGAACTGGCGCGGCTACTACGAGTGGGCTGCCGCCTGCAAGATGGTGCCGGCCTGTGACTTTGCCGTGGTGCCCGACGTGATAGACGGCGACGAGGCAGCAAACGACGCGCTGCTGGCTGAATGGCCGCTGCCGCGCTGGTTTGGTGCCCCGGTATGGCACATGCACGAAAGCCTTGAGCGCCTTGAGCGCCTGGCGACAGCGTGGCCCCGCGTGTGCATTGGCAGCTCGGGTGAGTTTGCAACTATCGGCACCGCCGCATGGTGGGGCCAGATTGCCCGCGCCATGCGCGTGGTTTGCAACGACGAAGGCCAGCCGCTGGTGAAGTTGCACGGCCTGCGCATGCTGAACCCTAAAGTGTTCACGCGCCTGCCTTTCGCCAGTGCGGACAGCACCAACATTGGACGGAACATCGGCATTGACCAGGCCTGGCGCGGCAACTACATGCCGCCCAACAAAGACATGCGCGCAGCCGTGATGCGCAGCCGCATTGAGGCACACAATGCGCCCGCACGCTGGGGCTTCACTGTCCCGGAGTTTCAACCCGCAGACCGAGGAAGCCTGCTGTGACCCTGACCTTTGCTGTTCTGGTATACGGCGCCGCCATGGCCCTGGCGAACCTTTCCGTTGCCGCCTGGGGGCCGTGGGTGAGCCCGATTAATGCCTTTGTGCTGATCGGTTTCGACCTAGCGCTGCGCGACTGGCTGCATGTGCGCCTGAAGGCGTGGCAGATGGGCGCGCTGATCGCAAGCATGGGCCTGCTGACCTATGTTCTGAACCCTGCGGCTGGGGTGATCGCGGTGGCGAGCGCATGCGCCTTCAGCGCCGGCGCGCTGGTGGACTGGGCGACCTTCACGCGGCTGCGCGGATCGTGGCTATTCCGTGCCAACGGCTCGAACGTGGCCGGCGCGGCGGTGGATTCGCTGATCTTCCCGACGCTGGCCTTCGGCGTGTTGATGCCGCACATCGTGGCCTTGCAGTTTGCGGCGAAGGTGGCAGGAGGCGCGATCTGGGCCGCGCTGCTGGCACGCACGGTGCAACGAGATGCGGAAGCTGGCTAATGTGAATTCGACCGCGAAACCTGCGGCGTAACACCTCCGCGGAGCGCCGCACGCATACGCCGCCATGATTTCTGGGCGCCTGCCACGGTCCGCCCCCAAGCGGTACGCGCGTCTGCAGCCGCGGGATGTTTTGGAGAAAATGGATGCTCATCCACAAATCAGGCAACGTTCTGATGAACTTGCGCGACCCTGCGCGGGTCACCGATGTCATACCCACGACGACCACGTTGACCCACGACGGCAAGACGATCGTCGTCGTGCCGCACCAGGAGGACGAGGTCCGGGTCCTGCGCAACCTGGGGTTCGATGTCCCCGCGCCGATCGAGTACAAATACGAGTGGCCGTGCGCGTTCCCCGACGGGCCGTTCACTCACCAGCGGATCACGTCGGCCTTCCTGACACTGCACCCCAGGGCGTACTGTCTCAACGGCATGGGAAGCGGCAAGACGTTGTCCGTCCTGTGGGCGTACGACTACTTGCGGTCGAAGCGGTTGGCCAAGAGGATGCTCGTCGTCGCGCCGCTGTCGACGCTGGTCCGCACCTGGGGAGACGAGATATTCACCCACTTGCCGCACCTGAGCGCCGCGGTGCTGCACGGGAGCATGGAGCGGCGCTTGAAGCTCCTGGCTGTGGAGCACGACATCTACCTAGTCAACCACGACGGGATTAAGAGCAAGCAGCTCCTGGCGGCCCTGGAGGCGCGCAAGGACATCGACGTGCTGGCCCTGGATGAGTTGGCGGTGTTCCGCACCGCGGGCACGGACCGGTTCCGGGCGGCGTCCAAATTGGTCCAGGGCCGGGCGTTCGTCTGGGGCATGACGGGCACCCCTATTCCCAACACCCCGACGGACGCGTGGGCGCAGTGCAAGCTCATCACCCCGCATACCGTGCCGAGGTTCTTCGGCGGTTTCCGCGAGGCGACGATGCGCCAGGTATCCCAGTACAAGTGGGTGTCCAAGGACAACGCCCTGGAGACGGTCCGCACCGCCATGCAACCGGCCATCCGGTTCAGCCGCGAGGAGTGTATCGACCTCCCGCCGACTACTCACGTTACGCGCGAGGTGGCCCTCACCAAAGAGCAGCAGGCCGCGTACGACGAGATGCTGCGCGAGCTGGTCACGGAGTATGAGGGCGGGCAGCTCCTGGCGGTCAATGAGGCTGTGAAGTTGGGCAAGCTCCTGCAGATTTGCTGCGGCGTGGCGTACGGCAGCGGGGGCCAGGATGTGGTCCTACCGTGCCAGCCGCGCATCGACGTGGTCCGAGAGATCATCGAGGAGGCCGAGGCCAAGGTCATCGTGTTCGTGCCGTACACCAGTGCGCTTGAGCGCCTGGCCGAGGCCCTGCGGCCGGACTTCAGTGTGGAGTGCGTCTACGGAGAAGTCTCCAAGGGCGAACGGGACCGCATCTTCGGGGACTTCCAGAAGCGCAAGGACCCCCGCGTGCTCGTGGCCGACGCCCGCACGATGAGCCACGGCCTGAACCTCACGGCGGCTAACACGATAGTGTGGTTCGCGCCGACGACGAGCAACGACACCTACCTGCAGGCCAACGAGCGCATCCC